TGCGCTGGGCCTGATCTGCACGTCTGGCCGGCTACCGTGCTGGCGCCCTACCTGGCGCATCACAAAGGCCCCGGACGCAAGGCAGCCGCCTACCCCTAGCCCTTGACGCCGCAACCCGTAGCGGTCCTCCCCCTGTGGTGCTACCATGCCGCCGCCCAGGGAGGGCTGACGCATGACGACTGAGCTACGGATCAGGAACCAGTCCCAGCAGCTCTACGTCCGCGCCCTCTCCCAAGCCTGGCGTAACCGCGTCCAGCTCTACGACCCCTCCGTCTGGCTCCTGCGGGACCCGGAGGCCGAGGAGAAGATGTTTCGGGACGCGGACATCGCCCACGCCGTGGGTTACCGCCGCCACCTGATCGCCGGCCGCCAGTGGACCCTGACCCCGCGCAACGAAACCAGCCCGCGGGCGGACATCGCCGTAGCCATCGGCACCGAGCTCCTGGGCGGCATCAAGCATTTCACCGACGCCCGGTTCAACCTCGCCCGGGCCTTCTTCAGCGGCGCCCGCTTCGCCAGGATCCACGCTGAGCCCCGCACCATGACGATCGGCGACGGCAAGCCCCGGACCTGGTGGGTGCCCACCCGGCTCGAGGACATGGACAAGCGGATGTATCGCATCGTCCCCGAGAACGACGGCGAGGAGATCAAGGCCCACTGGGAGCGGTGGAACGTGGCCCAGCAGGAGTTCCAGCCCGAGGACGCGGTGGACGCCATCCAGACCATCCGCCACGTCTACCAGGACGACCAGGGCCAACTCGGGCACGGCCGGGCACTTCGGGAGGCGCTTGGCTGGTGGTGGTATGCCAAGGAACACGTTTTCCAGGAGTCGCTGCAGGCTGTGGAGAGGTTTGCACAAGGCATCATCCACGCCAAGGTCGATGGCGCCATCGACGCCGAGACCAACCTACCGAACACGGCGCTGATCCAGGCGTGGCAGGATCTGCTGGAAGATATGCGCTCAAGGCATGTTCTGGTCAGTGACCGAAACGACGAGGTGGAGATCATCAGCGGCAACGCCGAGGGCAACCAACTCCTGAAGGACATCCGTGAGGAGTTGCGCTCGACGATCTTCACGCTGGTGCTGGGGGCGAACCTGACCACGTCGGCGAATGAGGGTGGCTCCTACGCGCTGGCCGAGATCCAGGAGAACAGCACCGAGGCGCTGATCCAATACGACCGTGAGACTCTCGAGGAGACCCTGACGGATGACTTGCTGGGTTGCGTGTGGTGGAAGAACCACCCGAACCTGGTGGAGTTGGGGGTAGCCGATGAAAAGCCGCGGTTCACCATCACCCAGGAGAAGCGGCAGGATCCCAAGGAACGCGCCGAGGTGGCCGGTGCGCTGCACGGCATGGGCGTCCGATTGAGCCTCGACGACCTCTACGAGCAGTCCGGTTTCCGCAAGCCGGAGGACGGCGAGGACATCCTGGAGGGTGGCACGCCACCGCCGGCGTTCGGAGGTGGTGTGCCGGGGCTCGGGTTCAAGGGAGGCGAGTGACCTACCACGCCGACGAGCCGTGGCAGCCCGGAGGACTGGCGGGCATGTATCTGGTCGGCCGGCACGATGGGCAGATGCAGCCATTCTTCGTCAAGCTGCGCCATGACGGTGGGATGGAGTTGCCCGGCCGGGCGTTGTGCATCGACGAGCGGGTCAAGGGCCCGGACTACTGGTGGCATTCGATGGCGGTGCCGAAAACGCTACCGGACCTCGCCAAGCTGCCGCCGTTCACCCCGGAGGGCCAGTGACCACGCTCGACGCCACGAAGTTCCTCGAGGACCTCTCGGGCCGCCACGCGCGGACCTACTTCGCCGTCATCCAGGACATGGTGGTAGCGATGGCCATGGGCAACCGGGCCAAGCTGGACGCCGCCCGCAAGCGGCTGGAGCGGGTGGTGACGGAGACGATGGGCACCGCCGAGGTGCTGGGCGCGAGCCTGGCGCTGCGGGAGGCGGCGAAGGTGGTGGGTGAGAGGGCATCGAAACCACTCGCGCAGGCGGACTTGTTTCGGCATCTATGTGGAACGGCACCGTGGGCACCATCGTCTGTTGCCACTCGGGCAGCCGTGAGCGACCTCCTCACCTTCGCCAACGAACCCACCCAGACCATCCTCCCCCGCGTCACCCTCACCGAGGCGCTGGAGGATATGGTCGAACGAACACCCGTCACCATCCGGCAGTCAGCAGAGAGAACCGCGCAAGCCATTTCTCGGCTATACAGCGAGGGCCGGGTGGTGGCTTTCGCCCGCAGCGCCGAGCAGGCTGTCACCGAGCGGGTCCAGTCGCTCATCGCCGAGGCAATACGCGAAGGCATCCCGGAGGCAGAGTCCGGCAGCTTGATCCGCCTCGGCGTGGACGCGGTGCGCAAGCGGACCGATGCATGGTCCGAGGGCTACGCGCGCATGGCGTTCAGGACCAACGTCAACACGGCGGTGACCGCGGGCCGGTTCCGGCAGTCACAGGACGCGGACATCAAGGCGGTCATCCCGGCGTTCCGGTTCGACGCCGTGGGCGATGCCGACACGCGGGACAACCACAACGCAGCGGATGGTCTGATCTTCAAGGTGGACAACCCGGTGTGGAATCGGATTGCACCCCCGCTGGGCTACAACTGCCGGTGCCAGGTGTCATTCGTTGGGCTGCCTGAGCTGCGGCGGATGGGTCGCGTTGGGTCAGACGGAAGCATCCGCGAGGATCGCCTGCCCGCCTCAGCCGGCCCTGATCCCGGCTTCCGCCATGGCGGGCGGGCTGATCTTTCGATATCGGGGCTGGCGACGTGACTTCCTGGGACGACCTACAGCGCGAGTTCCGCATGGTGGTGTTGCGCCGCAAGGACCACAGCACCATGGATGAAGTCGCCGCGTCCATACCGATCGGGCGGACCACGGTTTACCGGCTGATGGGCGGCACGATCAGCAACCCGCGCCCCGCCGTGCGCGCGTGCGTGGAACGGTTCGTGCGGTCCCAAAAGGAACGAACAGAGCCCGCCGATACCCAAGGGTAGCGCGCCCGCTCACACTGGCGGGCATGACGCTCGTCACCAACCTGGACACCGCCAACGTCCCGGAACCGACCGGCAAATACACGGTTTCGCTTGCCTCGTTCCTCCGGCCCAACAACGCCACCATCTACACGGCACTCGACGTCATCAGTGACGCGGTGACTGGCGCCGCGCTGGAGTTCCCCAACTGCGGGAGGAGTGGGGCTATTCGCGGCGTGTCGATGAGCAACCGGCTCGAGTCCGACACCATCACGCCGCGGCTGTGGGTGTTCGACAGCGAGCCCACGAACTTCGCCGACAACGCGCCGCTGGCGCTGGTGACTGCGGACCTGCCCAAGATCGTCGGACACTTCGACTTCGTGGAAGCGGACAAGTTGCTGATCGGCACGCTCATCAACTACTACATCGGCACCAGGGCCAAGGCGGCTGGCGAGCTCGTCAAAGGCCCGGTTCCGTTCGCCACCCCCACCGGCTCACTCTACGGACTGCTACAGACCGTCACCGGATATACGCCGATCGCCTTGACGTCGTGGGTGATCCGACTCGGCGTTGAGCACGACTGATGAACGCGGCGACCCACAAGGCCACGGGATACCGCGCTACCCGCAAGACGATGGCGGTCCCCGGCTACGACGAGCCGGGCGACGTGCTGATCGTCCACGACGTCGAGTTCTTCTGCGCCTGTGAGCGGGACGACTTCGGCGCGGACGAGTTGTGGGTGAAGGCCGCGGTCCAGAAGGCACTGGACGAAGCGCGCGGGGGATACCACCCACCGCTGCACATCCGGCACCACGAGCAGGGCACGGTTGCGAATGACTCGGTGCGCCGGGCCGGCTGGTTCGAGTTCACCGGTGTCCGGCCGATCACGATGGCGGGCAAGAGGCGGAACGCGATGTTCGCGGATCTCTACATCACCGACGAGTGGGCGGCGAGTGAGGTGCTGAAGGCGCAGTTGCCGTATCGGTCGGTTGAGATCTTCGACGTGGACGCTCCGCCATCCATCGACGGGCTGGCGTTGCTCGATCACGAGGCGCCCTACCTGCCGCTGCCGATGCTGATGATCTCGGACGTGGACGACCAACGCGCTGTGCCAATTGGGACGTTCCGCTTGCAGGCCGGGTCCAACGCGGTGGACAGCGTGGAACCCGTGGTAGCGTGCTTCCGACGTGGACGTTGCGTGAACCCGCTTGAACAGGACACAGACATGGCGACCAAGACCGTGAAGACGACCGGACCAACCACCCCGCCCGTAGAGTTCGGCGCTGGCGTCACCACGAGGACGGCGGCTGTCGCCAACCTTCAGGATGACGACAAGCCGAAGGACGACGACAAGGATGGCGAGAACGCGGAGGGTGACGAGGTTGAAGACCTCGAAGCCATGGCCACGAAGGTCGCTGCCGCAATCGAAGCCGGGAAGATCACCACCGGCGCGATGGACACGATCCTCGCCGCCATCCAGGCACAGGGTTCCACCCAGGAGCCGGAACCGGAAGTGGAGGCGCCGGCACCAGCCGCCGCACCAGGAGCCGAAGCCATGAAGAAGATGAGCCCGGAGATGGCCGCGATGCAGGGGCGCATCGACGGTCTCGAGGCGAAAGACAAGAACCGCGACGAAACCGCATCCAGCGACAAGGACGTGGGCAACGCTTTCGATCGCCTCAAGGATCGCCCGATGGGCGCGGGACTCCGCGACAAGCTCGTAGCGTTTCGCAAGGCGCACGGCTCGGCCGCGTTCAAAGCCTACGTCGATTCCATGGAGGAGACCACCGGAGTCATGCCGACCGACGACGGCAAGGGTGCGCGTCTCGCCGGCCAGATCGGCACCGTGCCCGAGATCGCACTGAAGTATCAGAACGGCGGCACCGATGCCGTCGACAAGGCGGCGGGGTTCGCCCGTGAGTGGGAGCAACTCCAAGGGTCGGGGCTGCGGCTCTCCCTGGAGTCCTACGTCGAGAACAACATGAAGCGCCTGAGCGCGCGAGAGGCATAGAGCCATGGTAGACGTTGCAGCTCACACCATCATCGCCACCCGGCCCCGCGCCGGCCGCGACTCTTTCCCGATCACCGATGCCGTCACGCTCTACGCCGGCACGCTGGTCCAACTCTCGTCCGGGTTCCTCGATCACTGGGACGATGCCGGGGCGGGGTCGACGTTCATGGGCATCCTGCTCGGCGGTGACGACCGCGCCGGTGACGGCATCATCATCGGTGAGACGGCCGATGATCCCGACCCGCACGGTTTCGTCGACACCAGCGGCGTGGTTCTCATGCACCTCGCCTCGATCGACGGCACGCCGACCCAGGCGAAGGTTGGCGACCTGATCTACTCACCGACCAGCAACACCGACGACATGGATCTCCAGGCGTCGGGCAACACCGACCCGATCGGCTACATGATCCGGTTCCGCAGCGCGACGGATTGCGACGTGCAACTGTTCACTCCCGCCGAGTTCCTGGCACAGCAAACCGCCTAGGAGACCCTGACCAATGGCAACCATCCTTTCCAACAACCTCCTGGTCAACGGGCTCCGAACCGAGTTCGCCGATACCTACGGAGCGATCCGCAACCGGCAATCGGACAGCCGCCTCGGCCTGGTCATGGACCTGAGCGTCGCGGCGACCAACCGCCAGCACGACTTCGCCTACCTCAACGCTGCCCCACACATGGAATTCTGGCAGCGCGGCGAGAGCATCCCGACCGATGCGATGGATTCCGTGCAGTTCAACGTGCCCGTCTACGAATGGGCACGCCGGGTCCCGTGGTCCAAGTGGGACCGCAAGGACGACCAGACCCAGAGTCTGTTCGACATGGCCCGGATGGCGGGCGAGTCGGCGGCCTTGCTGGAAGAACGGTTCTTCTTCGATCTGCTGATCGCCGGCGGAGGTGGCACGGCCACGACCCTGCCCGCGGTAGCCAACGCGCCCGACGGCGTAGCCGGATTCTCGGCAACCGACGCCACCAGCGCCGCGCGCTTCGGCGCGACCAGCGGCAACCTCCTCACCGGGAACGGCGTCACGACCACGGCCGATGTTCTCACCGACTACTACGCCGGACTGGAGCAGTTCATGCTCTTCCAGGACGGCAAGGGTCAGCCGCTCCTCTCCGCCGAGACGGTATCCAGCGGCACCATCGTCATCCACGCCACCGCCGACACCAAGATCATGGAGGAGGCATTCCTGCAACTGCGCCAGGGAGTGCTCGGGCCGGACAACGCCACCGATGCGGTGACCAGCGTCCAGGTGTCCAACATCGTCCAGGACGCCAGCCGCAACGTGCAGTTGTGGGGCTCGCCGCGTCTGGCTACCGGTGACTGGTATATCTTCCTGCGCAACCCGCCCAAGCAGCAGACCTTCGTTCTGGACCGGGAAGGCGTGCAGGAGTTCAGCTCGCTGGAAGGCGACAACAACGGCGACCACACCCGCGACACCGCGGAGGAATACATCCAGTGGGAACGCCGCGCCGGTGCCGCCTGGGCGCTGCCGTATGGCGCTATCCAGATCAACAACTAGAGAGAACCGAGACCGCGACAAGCCTGGTTGATTCACGGCCGCCGTTCCTCTGGGGCGGTGGCCTTCTTTTGCGACATTGAACCGGAGAGGACCCCGGAATGAGCACAACACAACCCACCAAGAAGGCGGCGCCCAAACGCAAGGGACTGGCCGCACCTCTCGACGCGCACAGTCCCGGCGTCGACGTCCTCCGTGCCTACTGGATCGGGGCATTCCCCGGTTGCGTCGGCGAGGGTCTATCCATCGCGGGAGTCAACTTCCCGAAGATCAACGAGGACGTGAAGCGGAACTCCGGCGCCAAGGGTGGCACGCAGCGCATCCCGCGGCTCGGTGCGCTGGTGAGACTGGACCACGCCAAGGTCGAGTTGATCCGCGCCCGCTTGCTCCAGCAGGTGATCCGGTTCACGGAAGTCCACCGCCCGGAGGAGTTCATCACCGACAGTCACGGCGACGAGAAGCGGGTCGGTCACCAGACCGATGCGATGGACTACGACCAGCCGCGGCGCAAGGGACGGCCCATCCGTATCCCGACGGAGACCGAGCTGGAGAACGCTCGCAAGGCCGGGCGCCCACTGCGGAAATACACCCGCGGCACGCATGACGAGCCGGCGGCCCGTTACCTGTTCGCTCAGCTGTGCACGAACCAAGAGAAACCCGTCCGCGGCGAAGCCTACCCGCCGTCCCTGGAAGACGCCGACATTGAGTGGCCCGAGGAGAAGTAAGCCATGGCCGGATCACCCACCGAAGCCGAAGTCCAGACGCAGTGGACCAATGCCATCGACGTGCTCGAGTCATTCCGGGTTCACGCCGACGACACGCAGGCGGTAGCGGCGGGCAAGCTGGACGTCCTGGAACAGTCGCTCGAGGGTGACTTCACCCCGGCAGGGATCGGCAGTGCCGCCGCGAACTTCCGCTCCGGGTTGTCCGGGTTGATCGACCCGTCCGTGGTGCGGGAGTTCCTGGACCCGATCCTGTTCGAATACGCCAAGGTCATCTCGAACGACGCCGGCGGTGACACCTTCGGTGGTGGCTACACGACGACCGACGAGATCCTGCAGGCGATGTATGACTTCTTCGTCGCCCAGGTGCCGGATACCACGATCGAAACCCGGGGCATCACGTTCGGTTCGCCGGCGATCACGACGGCGGTTGGCGACGGCGTGCTTTCCCGGCTCACGTTGGACGAGAACAACTACGAGCTCGAGGCGTGCACCGTCGAGAAGAAGCACTTTCGCTGCCGGTCGGACCAAAACAGCGGCACGCTGAAGTTCGCCGAGGTGTTCGAGCATCTCGGCTCTGCCGCGAGCTTGGACAATTTGCTGAAGGGGTCGACCGGCAGCGGCGTTACCTCCACGACGACGATCCGCAGCCGTCATGCCGGCGGTGGTGAGGGCGGCAGCCTGCTGACGAACGGCTCGTTCTCGACGTTCACCGCGTCAGCGACTCCACAGTTCAACGGTTGGGACGAGACTCTCGGTGGTGCCGCGGTTCAGGGCGACATCACCCAGGACACCACCAACTTCTACCGGTCGTTCCCCGGCGCCAGCACGGATGCGTCGCTGAAGATCGCCATGAACAGCGCCGGCGATAACATCGTGTTGACGCAGCCGCTGGTCAAGCTGAACACCCAACAACTCCGTCGCGACCGTCCCTACTTCCTCCGCGTCATGTGGAACGGCACGGTTGGCAGCGCGGTCGGTGGCACGATCAAGATGCGGCTCGGCTCCCAGGAGGTCACGGTCGCTGTAGCCCAGTCGGGTTGGGTGGAGTTGCTGGTGCCGCTGGATCAGAACTCGTGGTTCAACAACTTCAACCAGGACACCTTTGGGATTGATCTCGAGGTGGACGCGATGACGGCCGGGTTCGTGCTGTTCGATGACATGATCCTGTGCGAGATGGACCTGATCGACGGGACCTATTGGAACCTGCGGCTGAACGACGCGGCACCCACCGCCTGGCTGGTCGATGACGAGATCACGGTGACCGACAGCTACGACGTCGCGTTCGGCAACGGCACGTTGCAGTATTACCTCTTCCTGGCCTACGGGAGATACCTCCCGCACTCTGGCACTCCAACGATCGCGGATCCGTAATGGCTGACCAGGACACGATCTGGACCGCCGTCAAGGTGGCCTATCCGGAGGCTTATCTTCTCCCACTGGTGACGGGCATGGATCCATCGCCCACTTCCATCGGTGTGACGGAAGATGCGGTGGGAACCGCCGCGGCGAAACAGACCATCGACCTGTGGCCGGCCTACGTGCAGGAGGCGTTCGACGTATCCGACGCGCTGCACATGGCGGTAGCTCTCCGCGGGACCATCGCAGTCTTGTTCGAGCGGGGAGGAACCAGCGCCACGATCGCCAAGGTGGAGTGGAAGGAAGTCTTCGACAACAACGGGCTGATGGGCAAGGTGAAGCGGACCGGCCCGCGGGGGCGCCCGGCGCCGACTACGAACAGCGGCGTGTCGCAGAAGTCCGAGCTCCTGGCGAACGGTCAGCGTGCCCGGCCGTGGGCGGACTGGGCTTCGTTGCCTCATGGGATCCGGCCGCAGCGCCGGAGTTCAGTGGATGACTGAGCCATGGCAACCGCAGGATTCCGCAAAGGGGCCAAGATCACCCGCTGGGAGC